CAACATACGGATCTAGACACCAAACAGAGTTTAGGACTGTCTCGTCCGGAGACACAGGAGAGAATCACAGAAACATAGTAACTGTTAATTTTTACGGTGGCACTTCATTGCAGGCCCAAGAATTAAACGAAATTCAAGAACAAATACAAAATCAAACTACAAGTTTAAATAAATTATTAGAAAAATGGCCTGTAACTGTAACAACTGATGTTGGCAAAATGAATGCATTTTCTAATATAAACAATATAGGATCTGTTATAACAGTAGATCCTGATCAAATGACGGTCGCTATGAATCAAAATACAACAGTTCACTTGGATCAAGGATCTCATCTGATTATCGATTCTGATGGATTTTCGTATTTTGTTAACGGAGTAACACTGAATAATAATGCCGGATCTATAATTGATAGTTTTAAAAAAAGATATGTTAATTCTACGGTATTGGGATGGGAAACCCTCAAGGATTCTCTTTTGAATTCTCCTTTGAACGATGCAGGAGCAGGCAGACTTCAATGGTATAATCCTACGACTACTGATTAATATCTAATTAATATCTAATTAATCTCTTATGAGTACACAATTTCGTTTAAAACTTCCAAGTAGTATTGATTACAAAGATATTTTACTAAAAAATGGAACTTGTTGCAACGGATACACTGCAATTCCTGGCGGTTCTTTTGATTCGTATTACGATTGTTACAATAAAGGATTTTATTTTATTCATGCAACTGGCGATACAGTTTGTGGGGATCAAACATTAGCTCAATCGGATGCACCAAACAACCTTTCAATAAACGATCAAACTTTTTGGTATTGGTGGTATGTACCAGTAGCTCCCAATAATTGGCCGTGGGGAAAAGAGTTTAATAACGCAAGCACCAATACCCGTTTTGAACAATTCAAACAAGAGTATAAAGGTATATTTGGATTTGGTCATACATCCGGAATAGGATTTACTTTGTCTGGAAGACCTCAGTCACAGTCAAGTTCAGATTCGTCGTCTATTAATTATTGGAATTCTCCATTAACTGAAACTACATACAAAGATCCAAATTTTTTAATTAAAAATCATACTTGGGGTACCAATAACAATAACCCCAAATGGGGTAATGATTGGAACGAAGAATCTGGCTCTAATAATGGATATTCCATGCCAGGTTCGACTGGATTTAAATTTCATTGGGATCCCATTCCCCAAGGAATGATGCCTTTCGTAAACGATTCAGATTTGACCGACAGTGTCATAGATCCGTTATATGTAAATACAGCAACTCAATTATTTACAGATAAATTTAGAGTTTGGTTTGGTTTTGATAGCGATGTACCATTAGATGGTTCGGATTCGAATAAACGAGCAGTTCAGTGGGGCGGAGAAACTGCAGGTTTTACTTGGAAAAGGTTTATAAAACTACAAGACTGGTTCAACCCCGCTGGCGCTTCACTTAATCCATGGTCTCTTGAAAACTGGTATAGATGGGGTTGTCGAAAATTTTATTTTCATAGTCCATTTGGAAGAGTACAAGCAGGTAAACTCCAAGGATTAGTATATGAAGTAGATCAGTTTTTAAATGCTAGGGATGGATTAACAATCAATGGTGAGACACAAAATAGCGCAATGCCTTGGTTGACAACTGATTTTACAGTTGTATTTAAGGCATTAACCACTGGCCAACAGGGAAGTTTGGATCAGTCCACATGGGACAGTTGGACCACGGGACCAAATGCTTGGTTTAATCCATCTGAACCAATCGATTTAATCGTTTATATCGGTAGTCTTGCAAAGTCCAATTTTGGCCTCCAGTATGAAAAGTATATACAACGATGGAACCAGATGTTGCCTGATCAGGTTGATCAACGTCTTCGAGATTCGGTTCAACCTATAATTGACGCTGGATGTGGTATTGCATTTGATGCTATTGTAGACGCACCGGGCCCTATAGCAGGTGATTATATTCCAACAAATCAACAGAGTATAGATCTCCAAACAAGTTGGTGGAATTTTTGGACATGGTTAAAAACCGAAACTAATAAACGTTACATAGAGTCTCATCCTTTCCGTAGAACACTATTAAATGGAACAACGATCGACAATCCCTATCTCGGAGAATCCGTAGTTGCAGATGATGATTGGTCCAACTCACTTTTGAGCGATATTCCTCATATGACCAGTGAAATGTCCGGTGTAACATTTATTCGTACTTTTTTTAATACAGGTCAAAACTTCACACCACTCCTCAAAATCGATCAGGACGGTGATATAATTAATGAAAGATATGCATTCTTGCACGAGCTAACAACCGGAGTAACTTGGACAGAAGTAGAGAACGATGCTGGTGCCTTGATACGACGTGAACTGCGCTTGACTGGTCCCACAATAGATAATTATTATTGGTATGATTTGATTGGTCCAGTTGTATCGTATCATTTCTTAGAAAAGCAAAATACACGTGAAGAGACAAATCCTGACGGTAATAATACAAAAAACGAATTCATGGTAAATAATCAAGCTATACAAATAATTTCAAAACAACAGAATGAAATAAGTGGAAATCATTTAAAGCAGTTTGGAGCTCTTTATCCATCAAAAGATAAATTTATTCAATATATCGCACAGGAAATTGAAAACAAACAAACTAATATTGATATTACATCTAGTGCGACAGGAATAACATATCAATTAATGGATTTGCGAAGACTTAAATTTGCTCATCCCTTTTCTAAGAGGATGTTTAATCCTAGACATCATGAATACCGAATAAGTAATGCGAAAGTTGCAGCTTATTGGTATTCGTTGTTGTCACCTGATGGATTTACTGGAATAGGACCACGCAATCAATCCCAACGAGTAAACAGTCCATGGCAAGATAACATGGCAGACACCACAGCACAATCGATTAAAATTTATTTACAAAAATTATCAGATTTAGGAATCACATTATCTTATCTTGTTTTAGATGACGAATATCTCAATCAGGCATTTTTGCCTGGTTCTGGACTTGGAGATCATTCAGAATATGTTGTTCAGTCAATTGATGGACAAGATCCACAGAAGATTTACATACCAGATAAAGAACTTCCTTTGCCTGGGATAAAAGGCCACTTAACATTTAATGGGTCAATACCCTCTTTCCCTGAAAGTACCGCAGGAGCACCAGATGGGTGGTCATTCTATACAACAACAGGAACAACATGGTGGAACGGTGAATATTATAATACTTATAAAAATCCTAACGGAAATTCTATTAGAAATATCCTGAACGATCCCAGATGGCATACGCAAGGACTGACTCATTTAAATGGAATAACTTTAGGTGCTTTATTTACAAAAAGATATAATGATTTGCGAAGTGCCTGGATAGCTAGTTTTAGTGGTACTAGCTTCAGTAGCGATATTTCTGAGAGTACAATTCCTAAAATTAATGATATAATCAATTTTTTTAGCGGATGGAGTGGTCAGTACATTAAAGGAACTACACATGAAATAGAAAAAATAGATGGTGGATTTACATTATATCGAAGTCCGTCAGGAGAAACTAGAACATGGTTACCTGCTACGGCTTGGACGAGTAATGCATGGCCGATTACTACTATAAAGATTGATAATACCAGAATAGATGGCTTCAATGTTACTTGGGCTCCTTACGGTGGAACATTAGGAGTTCGAACTCTTCACAATCTTTCTTCTCAAATTCAATGGAATGACTTCAATAGTAATCATTTCTTTAAAGATCAGTTTATGACTAAACCCTCAATTATTGATTCGGGTAACGCATGGGCATGGTCTTTGCAACACGTGTTTCGTCCTGCATGGGATTGTTTGATCGGAGACATACAAATATCACAATACTCATTTGATGCATTTTCTGTTAAATCGACGCAAGGATTAACAGCGTATCCCAATGGAATAACATACTCTCATTACGATTGTTACGATTTGAATGCAGAAGAGTCTATATATCTTGTTAGATCAAATGCAGCTGAATTGACGTATAGATTATCTGGAAAGAATTCCACACACAGTCCGGTTTTTTATTTTAATTTTGGAAACCTTAATATTTTATTTCCATCTTTCGCCGATATTTTCTTAGCCAGCGACGACTCTAGCAAATTAGTTAAATTAAATGATGACTGGCCTCTACGTTTAGGATATGTAAAATCTGCTACTGTTCCTTTAGAAAAATATAAAATATATCATTTGGCCGGAACTCCAGTTGTAGGATTAAACGGCATAACAATAGATCCTCCCCAATCCGGAATTACATATCAATTGGCTCGATGGCCAAGCAATGAATTTGTTGGAATTGGTGGACCAACTTTCACTCAGGCAGATGTTAAAAATTTACAAGTACGACACAAAATAAATCAAGCAAATACCTATGCTCGATTATTGGTTCATTTACAATTACTGAGAGGAATTATGCGTTCGGATCCAAAGGGTCATGTAAAATTGTTTCCTTGGATTGATACTCCACAGAATATCGAAGACTATAAAACAGAACAAATACATCATCTTATACTACACGGCGCTAAAGCATTATTATTATTTCAGAGTAATGCTGATTTTCCAGTCAGGTCGTGTTTAATATTAGAAAAAATACTAAAAGATGTAAATACTATGACTGGAGGAGGACAATTAGTTCCACTTGGGAAATTTGATATTAATGGTACAACATGGGCAGAAAGTGGATCTACTGGTAGTAACGGCAACACAGTAAAAATGGATCAATTAGTTTTAGAGGATTCTTTAGAAGATTATATATTAACTGGTGCAAAAGTAACAACAGGTCCGTTCACTGGAAGACATATATGGAGAATAACTCCTTCTCCTGTAAAAATTAATTGGACAGGTGATGTAAATTCTTCTCTCATGCGTAAAGGTAATTTAACAATAGTAGTGAATGGAATAACACACGAACAATTTATAGGAGATATAACAAAATCTGATATTCAACGAAGTCCTGGAATTTACGTTGTAACCAATAATAATATCACTCCAACTATCGAATTTATCAATCCACCCACCACGGACCAAGGCTAATGACACTTCCACAATCAATCTTAAATAATCTTTCTGCCGAATTAAAAATACCCAATATCAAACCCGGCACTAATAGTTATTTAACTACAAATAAATTTTTATTTTATCTGAGAAGATGTCCAAGACTAACTCATTTTTGTCAACGAATTAATATTCCTTCTATTGGATTTGGTGAATCTATTCAGTCTAATCCTACAGGAATAGAAATTAGAAGACCTGGAACCAGATATATTATAGACAATTTAAGTGTAGGATTTCTGGTAGAAGAAAATTTTAAAAATTGGTTAGAAATATTTAATTGGCTCAAAGGAATAGGAATATATTCTGGGTGTAAAGAAGATCTTAAAGAATCTGATAAAGTTTCTAATGCGTCTATTCATATTTTAAACAGTTCTTATAATCCTATTCTTCGAGTAGATTGTTACAATATTTTTCCAGTTTCTCTCAGTGGAGTAAATTTCGATAGTTCTACACAAGACGCAGAACCTATTCTGGCAGAGGCTTCTTTTGCCTTTACTCATTACGAGGTATTTGATTTATCGGGATCTGTTGCAGGTTCTACGGGATCTGTTGGAGAGTAATTGACAATCTTTTATATTATGGTATACTTAATTTGATGAAACTAGAAGATATACGTGCTATGCTAGATCGAGATGTCTTGATTGATAATTCGAATCTTAATAATGAGGCTACAATTTTGCCTCAATTACACAACAAATATCTTTGTTTACTGACAGATGAAAAACTAACTTTATCCAAATTAGAGTCAGATTTAAAGATTCTTGCCAGAGACAAGTGGTTATATTATTCTGGAAAAATGTCAGAAGAACAACTCAAAGATAGAAATTGGGAAACATTTGAATTATCTTTGCTTAAGACAGATTTAGATAGATTCATATCAAGTGATACTGATATTATTACTTTAGAAAACAAATGCACACTACAACGAGAAAAAGTTTATTATCTAGAAAATAGTGTTAAGCTTATTGCAAATAAAATATGGAATATTCGAGCTGCACTGGACTGGATTAAGTTTACTCAAGGTATTTAATGGTTAAAATAACAGAATTAAATTCTGTATATATCAAAATAGATTGTGAAAAATCTATTGCAAAAGAACTCAGTTCTTATTTTACATTTCGAGTTCCTAATTTTCAATATACTCCTGCCTATAAAAATAGAATATGGGACGGCAAGATTAGATTATTTAATCTAATTAACGGTTATCTATATCGTGGTTTATTAGATCATCTGTTTTTATTTCTTAAAGATAGAAATTATGCAGCCGAATTCCATCCTTGTTATATTTCAGATACTCCGAACGAAGAAAATATATCAACTTTTATTAAATCTTTAAACTTATATTCAAATAAAAAACCAATATCTTTATATTCACATCAAATAGATGCAATTCGAGAGGCTATTCAAAAAAGAAGATTGTTATTGGTTTCTCCTACTGGCAGTGGTAAATCTCTTATCATATATTCTTTAATCCAATATTACCTTCAAACGATACCACATCATAAAAAAATACTTGTTGTTGTTCCTACGACTGGTCTTGTTGCACAAATGTTGCATGATTTTAAAGATTACTCTAATGGAAAAATTGACTCAGAATGTCATGTAATATATTCCGGACAGTCTAAACAAACATCTAAAAGAATAGTTATTTCTACCTGGCAAAGTATATACAAAGAATCTAAAGAATTTTTTGATCAATTTGAAGTGATAGTTGGTGATGAATGTCATTTATTTAAAGCAAAATCATTGACATCAATAATGACTAAATTAGAAAATTGTCCATACCGCATAGGAACAACAGGAACATTAGATGGCACTGATATTCATAAACTCGTTATAGAAGGATTATTTGGTAAAGTATTTTCTGTTACTTCTACTAAAGATCTTATAGATAAAGATCTACTTTCTCAATTAGAAATTGAATGTCTGATACTTCAATATCCTCCTAAACATATAGAAACTGTTAAAAAGGCAAAATATCAAGAAGAAATAGATTGGTTAGTTTCTTCAGATTTACGTAACGATTTTATACAAAAACTGGCTTCAAAAGTAAAGGGAAATACTTTAGTACTGTTTAATTATGTTGAAAAACATGGAATTCCTCTATTCAATAGTATTAAATCCGATTCTGATAAAAAAGTCTTTATAATATGTGGCAAAACTCCTGCCGAAGAAAGAGAAGAAGTAAGACAACTAGTGAATGCAAACGAAAACTGTTTACTTATTGCATCCTATGGAACATGTTCTACTGGAATCAATATCAAGAATATTAAAAACATAATCTTCACAAGTCCATCCAAATCTGTTATCAGAGTACTACAGTCTATTGGTAGAGGTTTACGAAAGGCAGAAGATAAAACTAAAGTAACAGTATACGATATCGGAGACGATCTGCACTGGAAGCGATATCGCAACCACGCACTTCGTCATCTAGACGAACGGATTCTTATATATAATAAAGAGAAGTTCATATACAACAAGCGATTTATTCGCCTAGGAGGCCTTTAATGAAGTCTAAAACGTGCCTATTATTTAAGTTAAAAAGTGGAGAAGAAGTAATTGCCCACATTCTTAAAAAGACAAAACTAAAGTATACAGTTGAAAATCCTTATATATTTAAAACGTCTACTGTAGTACATCCTATAACCACACAGCCACACGAAATCGTTACTATTCACGACTGGATGAAACTCACTGAAACAAAGACAACAGACATTCCAACAGATCACATAGTATCTGCTGTAGTTCCATCAATAGAAACAAAGGCCATTTACATTAAGGAATTACAAAATAAAACCCAGCGTAAACCTATTTCTATACCTAAAAATCCCAAAGAAGATAAAAAAGATCAGTCTGCTAAATCTACTAAAACAGAACAATTATCTGACGAAGAAATGCAAAATCTGTTGAGAGGCATGTTTGGAACTATATTTGAAATGCCAGGTTCGGTTGGTGCTGCGGATCCTATGGATGCAGGAACTACACCAGAAGAATTCAATAAGAATCCTATTGATTTGTATAATGAATTGTTTCCTCCCAAAGACAAAAGAAAGTCTAAAAGTATTCCAATGGTTCAAATGAGTTTATTGTTTCCACCAGAAGTAATGATTGATCTGATGGAATCTGGACTGATCAATGTGAACGACGTGAACAAGATTGCTCGAGAAGTAAAACGAAAACTAAAATGGTCTGGAGACGAGCGACACAGACCAGATTTCGGTAACAAACCAACAGACTGGAATTCCAATCCAAATAGTGACGATTATCAGTAAAGCTTTAGTTACTAGGCCAAAAGAACATTGAAAACCTACACAGAGAATTATAAAGAAACTTGCTAAAAGTGTCAAGCGCCCAGTTGCAATAATTTAATATTTTGTTATAATGACAAAAAGGATTATTTATTATGAAAAAAATAAAGAAACAAGAATCTATTACCATAGAAAAAAAATTAAAACAGTATATAGACAATGACAAGTTTCTTGTTGCTATGAAAGAGTGGAAAAAGCAAATAAAATTAGCAGAAAAATCTAAATCCGTCAAACCTCCGATAACTGAATATATCGGAGAGTGTTTTTTAAAGATTGCAGAACATCTTTCATATCGTCCTAATTTTATGAATTATCCGTTCCGAGAAGAAATGATCGGTGACGGAATAGAAAATTGTATTCTATATGCTCATAATTTTAATCCAAGAAAATCTAAAAATCCTTTTTCTTATTTCACTCAAATAATTTATTATGCATTTCTTAGACGAATAGAAAAAGAAAAAAAACAAGCTTTTGTTAAATATCAATACATGAAATTAAATGATGAAGATGGAGAACTTACGAGATGGATTAAAGAAAAAGATTTTGAAGAATATAATAGTGATTATAAAAAATTTAATGTTTTAACGGACGAAGATATAGAAAAAATGGAAAATAAAAAACCAAAATCTCCCAAAAAGAAAAAAACAAAAAAACTTAATAGAAAATATTTTGAATGAAAATTGCAATAATAAATGATACGCATTTCGGAATTAGAAATGATTCTTCTTATTTTCTAAATCATTGTCTAGATTATTTTGAAAATATATTTTTTCCGTATATTGAAAAACACAATATTACAGAAATATTTCATTTAGGAGATTTTTTCGACAGAAGAAAATATATTAATTTTAATACTTTGAAAGAAGTTCGAAAAAGATTTTTGGAAAAGATTCCCAAAGGATGTACTTTCAGAATAATAATAGGAAATCATGATACTTACTTTAAAAATACAAATGAAGTTAATTCGTTAAAAGAATTATTTCGAGGATATGAGAACATTATTCTATATGATCATCCTACCCAAATACAAATAGACGAAATGAAGTTAGGATTTTGTCCTTGGATAAACGAATCTAACTCTAACGAGTATATTAATTTTATTAAAAATACCAATAGCACTATTCTTATGGGACATTTAGAAATAAATGGATTTGAAGTGATATCTGGAGTACAACACAAAGAAGGAATAGATAAATCTATTTTTGATAAATTTGAAATGGTTCTATCTGGTCACTTTCACATAAAACAGTCTAAAGGAAATATTCATTATCTTGGATCTCAATATCAATTAAATTTTGCCGATGCTGGAACAATTAAAGGATTTCATGTACTAGATTCTCAAACACGAGAATTAGATTTCATAGAAAATGAAAGAAGAGCTTTTAATATCATTCGTTACGATGATACAGTATTAGGAGAAGAACTTTTAGAAGAAGATTATGAAAAATACAAAAATACTTTCATTAAAGTTATAGTTAGATCAAAAAATAAACCTTTAATATTTGACAAGTTTCTAAATAAGTTGTATAGTATCGATACTCAAGAACTAACAATAATAGATGATTTTACAGAAAAATCAGAAAATTTTGAAATAGACGTGACTCAGGATACATTAAGTATCATAAATAAAGAAATTGATCTTTTAACTAATGATTTAAATAAAGAAAAACTAAAATTAATAGTAAAAGACATTTATATGGAGGCTCTTTCGTTATGAACGAATTACTAACAAATCAACCAACAATAGAAACAACAATAGAATTACCCAACAGCGGAAAATCAGCAGCAAAACAACAAACAGCTGCAGTCATAGATAATAAAACAAAGACCATTCAATTTTCAACACCTACGAAATTCATAGAATCTAAAGCATATGTAGGAAAGTCACCTATACAGGGACTTGGTTGTTTTGCAAAACAAAATATAAATTCTGGGGAAATAATAGAAGAAGTAAGTGCTATTTTACTGGATACTACAACTAAATCAAATAGAGATTGGGTTGTGAGTAAGTATTGCTTTACCTGGCCATGCGATCCAGGAGATTCTATTTGTGCAGAAAATGGGCCGACATATGTTATGCCAACAGGAAATGCTATGATTTATAATCATTCTGATGCACCTAATGCGTATTGGATATATGATAAAGCAATGAAAAGAATGTTTATCGCGGCACTAAGAAATATCGAAGAAGGAGAAGAAATATTTTGGTATTATGGAAATGGATATGCAAAAAGCTTAAGAGAAGGCAATCTTCGTCTAGAAAAACCAAAACCACCCACACAAGGATGTTCCAGTTGTCAACAAAAAGATTCACATAATACTGGATTAAATCCAGAAGAAAGACCAATTAATCCAATTACCTTTAGTCAAAAGAATCTTGCTTTTAATAAAGACATGTATAATCCCTTTAATTCTCGCCTGCAAAATAATAATACACTATACAATAAAATAATGGAACTACACGAACAAAAAGAACAACAAAAAGAACAACAACAAGTACAATTTAGATCTATGGTCGTTCCAGAGAAAAAATTAGATGATAATATTCAAAACGGTTAAATTTAAAAATTTTGGATCATTTGGTAACTCGTTCACGACAATAAATTTAAATAAAAATTCTACTACTTTAATTTATGGAAATAATGGTAGTGGAAAATCTTTTGCCTTTTTAGATTCTATAACTTACGGACTTTTTGGAAAACCTTTTAGAAAAGTCAATATATCTCAATTAGCAAACAGTATTAATACTAAAAATTGTATTGTAGAAATAGAATTTTCTAAAGGTTCTGATGAATACTTAATCAAAAGAGGATTAAATCCAAAAATATTTGAAATTTATAAAAATTCGGAATTAATCAATCAAGATTCCAATAGTTTGGATTATCAAAAAATTCTAGAAGATTCTATATTAAAGATGAACTTTAAAACGTTCACTCAGGTAATTATTTTAGGAAGTTCTTCCTTTGTGCCATTTATGCAATTGTCTACAAATGACAGACGACTAGTTATAGAAAATATTTTAGATATTGACATATTCTCTAATATGAACATAATCATAAAAGGTAAGATTATGCAAATGAGAGAAAATCTAAAACAATTAGGAACAAAAATAGAAATTATAAAGAATAAAATAGAAACTCAAGAAAAATATACTCAAAATATAACTTCAGATACAACAGAATATGAAGATCGACTGAATCAAGAAATAAAAGATATCGAAAAAATACTAGAAATACTAGAAGAAGATCACAAAAAAATAACACAAAAAATATGTGATTCAATTGAATCAACTAAAAATAAAAACACAATAAAAACTAATTTAGAAAAATTTAAAGAACTTCAAATAAAATTTAACAATAATATTCGTTCTCTTTCAAAAAAAATAGAATTTTATAAAGAAAATGATTCTTGCTCTCAGTGTGGTCAAAAAATTGATCTCGAATTCAAAGAATTGAAAATACAAAAAGAGACAGAAAGAAAAGAAAAACAGCAAATAGCTCTTGTTGATTTAGAAAAAGAATTACATTCAACCGAATCTGTATATAAAGAAATTCTATCCCAATTAGACTCTATAATACAACTTCAGATTATTTCTGGAAAAAAAGAGGCAAATATAGAATCAAATAAATCTCAATTAGTGCAGCTGTTTAAAAAGAAAGAATTTAAAACTCAAAAAGATAAGATATTAGAATCTGAGCATAAAAAACTAAACGATTTGCAAATAGAAAATGAATTATTAGAAAACAATAAAAAAGAAATATCAGAAGAAATTATTTACAATGAAAATATATTTGAATTATTGAAAGATTCTGGCGTCAAAAGTAAAATAATGAAATATTATTTGCCACACATAAATTCTTATATTAATAAATTTTTAAGATCTATGGACTTCTTTGTTCAATTTGAATTAAATGAAAATTTTGAAGAACAAATAAAGAGTAGAAACAGAGATATTTTTTCTTATGAGAATTTTTCTGAAGGAGAAAAAATGAGAATTGATCTTTCTCTTTTGTTGGCATGGAGAGAAATAGCCAGAGCAAAAAATAGTGTTAATTGTAATTTACTAATTTTAGATGAAGTGTTTGATTCTTCTTTGGATGTGGTAGGAACGGAAGAATTAATAAAATTAATCAAAACCGTAAGTCAAAATTCTAATACTTATATTATTAGCCATAAGGCCGATCAACTTATGGATAAATTTCAGCATGTAATTTCTTTCGAAAAGAAACAAAATTTTAGCAAAATGATTTCAAATTAATCACTTGACTCAAATTAAGTCTTCTATATACTGAAATCATGGCACGGAAACAAAAATTAATCACAGAGTCTTCTGTAGTCTTCAAATCTGCAGAATATGGAACAAAGGAATACGATAATGAATTTTATGGAAAATTTCTTCATTACGATGGGAAAACTACAGATCATATTTGTAAAGAAATCATAATAACTTATCTCAAGACAAATAATAAACCGTATCTTAATCTAAAAACTCTTCATTCCAAAAATTTCAAACCAGCCGGAATTTATCTTAAGATGGAACAAGACGGTATTCGTCTTCCAGAAACAGAAAAAAATTTATTAGAATCTGAAATATTAAATTTCATAAGATTAGATGCCAAAAGAGGCATAGAACTAGAACAAATAAGAAAAACTAAATCTATACAAGAAAAATATTTTGTACAAAAAACCATATCCGAAATATTGAATGCAATAGATAATCAAATACTTGCAATTCAAAAAAACCAACAACTTCGATTTGAATTTAAAACATTTATTGGTGGACTGACCAATAGTATAGTAAAATTAGTAGAAGACGAAATAAGGGATATCCTAGAAAGAAATATCAAAGAAATAAGACTGGCAAAAAACAAAAAAGATCTTCAATTAGTTGAAGCCTATTCTTATCTTACTCCTAAACAATTGAAATTTGTATTGGAGTTTTATGAAGATTTGTTTTGTAGATTACAAACTGGATTAGTCGTAAAAGCTAAAAGTATAAGAAAAACAAAACCCAAAACTGCAGATAAGTTGGTAAAGAAATTGAAATATAAAGTAGAAGAATCAGATCTAGGATTACGATCCCAAAATCCCATAGACATAATAGGGTCTTCTATTATTTTTGTTTATAATACAAAAAATAGATTTATTTATAGATATCAGTCTACTTCTATATCAGTAAAAGGATCAACTTTGATCAATATTGATCAAACTAATAGCAAAAAGAAAAAAATAAGAAATCCCAAAAATATTTTTACTGCTATAAATCCCACAAACTTAAAATTCATGGAAAGATTGTGGAACGGAATAAAAACAAAAGAAATGCAGGCAAAAACAAGAATAAATCAAGATTGTATTATTTTGAGTTGTATAAATAAAATATCATGAGTAGTTATATGACGTATCCTGAACTTCCTGGGGTTACTTTTCCTTACGTCGAAAGTACGCGGCCTACAACGAATTCAAATCAATTCGTTCAAAGTATGCAGCCTAGAATGAATTCAAATCAATTAGTTCAAAGTACGCAGCCTAGAATGAATTCAAATCAATTAGTTCAAAGTACGCAGCCTACAACGAATTTAAATGAATCTTTAAATATAACAGATATAGATTTTTCTAAAGTAAAATATTTTAAAAAAGTAGATCATGATGGTAATATAATACAATATTCAAAGAATGAAATTGTAGCCTATAACGATAGATTATATTACGCATCAGAAGACGTTTCTGGTTCATACGAACCATTTGAAAAATCTGCTGTGTGGAATGAATTACGAAATATACCCAACAGAAGAGTTCAGTCGATAACTAAACCAACAGGATATCTTCGATCTGGGGATAGATGGTTCAATACAATAACAAATAAAGAATACGTATTTCAAAATATTAAAAATAATCCACATTGGATATCCCATTGACTTTTTTAGTTTTTATGATATGATAATTTTATGATTTTAGTAGACAATAGTCAATTACTAATTGCCAGTATATTTCAGAACATGAAGTCTAATCCAGTAATGGATACAGATTTCATAAGACATCTCGTATTCAATTCGTACAGATTTATCAATAAAAAGTTTGGAAATCGATACGGAAAAATAGTTGTCTGTAACGATGCAGGTCCGTCTTGGAGAAAGAATAAATTTCCTCATTACAAACAAAATAGAAAACGAAAGCAACAAGCTTCTGGTGTAAATTGGACAGAGATATATGAAAATATGTCAATTGTTCGATCTGAAATATTAGATGTTCTACCCTACAAGAATATCAGAATCATAGGTGCAGAGGCAGACGATATTATTGCTGTGCTGGCAAAACATCATCATCAAACAGAATCTGTTTTAATAGTATCAAACGATAATGACTTTCAACAACTTCAAATTTATCCAGAAGTAGAACAATACAGTACTATAAAGAAAGATTTTATTCGTTGTGAATCTCCTAAACAATATCTACTAGATCATATTATGGAAGGAGATGTAGGAGATGGAATACCTAATATCTTGTCAGACGATGATACTTTTATGACAGAAGGAAAACGACAAAACAGATTGACTCGTCAAAGGCGAAAAGAAATATTAGAAAATTTAGGATCTATTGCAGGAACTGAATGGGCAGATAACTGGTCTAGAAATAAAATGTTAATTGATTTGAGTCAAATTCCAGATGATTTAGAATCACAGATACTAGAGGCCTATTCTCATCCTGTTCAAACTAAAATCAGTTTATTAGATTACATGATATCTCATAAATTGAATAATTTACTAGAAAGTGTAGGAGACTTTTAATGCGATCAGAGTATTCAGATGATTTTGAGTCGTGGAAATCTAAAAAAGCAAAATCAGTTTTCCGAAAAGATAAAAAATCTCAAAAGAATAGAGGAAAAAATAATTTTCGAAGAGAAGTGCAGGATTATATTGACAAACGATTAGATGTAGACTATGATTCAGAAGGAAACAATAACTATGGTTACTAAAATGAAAACATTTACATTATCAAAACAAACTCTTGGAATATTAAAGAATTTTTCTGGTCTAAACTCAAACATCCTGATTAAACCAGGTAGTGTTATCAAGACTATTACTCCGTCTAAAAACGGAATGGCAGAGGCAACAGTTACAGAAGATTTTCCTGTTGAATTTGGTATCTGGGATCTTCAAAAGT